CCACGCGATACAGTACCAACAGCAGTTGTTGACGAAACGCCAGAAGTTAAGACTGTATTGGATTCAGCAACAGAGCCAACGGCAGTTGTTGAGGCGTTACCAGAAGTAGAGACTGTTCTTAAATCATCAACAGTTCCAACGGCTGTTGCTGATGCGTTGCCAGTAATGGCAACATTGATGGTGACAACTGCAACAACAGAGCCAACAGCTCCTGTTGCCGCATTGCCTGTAATGTCGGCAGCAATATCATTAGAAAACGTCTTCGTGCCGCCAATAGTTTGATTGCTGGTCAAATCAACAAACGCGCCATCACCGGCAATTGGAATGATCGCTGTTGCTGTACCTCCAGCGCCACCCGTGCCGGTGCCGTAATACAGGATATTGGTTTGCTCGTTGAATGCCAACTCGGCATTAGCCAAGCTTGTTGGGGCGCCTGCACCACCACCGTTAGCCCTGCGTTTGATTCGGATAGTATTGCTCATGACCAACCCCTTTAAAAATTGCCGCCGTCTGTTATTTCAGTCTGCGCGATATTGACCCACACACCATCCACAAACATCAGAGCATCATAATTTGATGCGTCTGTTATTTGTATTGGATATCCGCCGATTTCGTTTGGCCCAGGTGGGCCTGCCACACCCCTATCAATCGTAATGATTTGATTTGGGGTAGGTGTTACCTGTACGCTGACATTATTGCCATCGACCACCGAGACATTGAGGTTTGCCATTGTTTAACCTCACACAGCCGCAGTTGTATTTACAACACCATCCGAGCGAACAAGGAACAGCAAAAAGATGATTGCATCATCTTCCGGGACACCGCTTACCGCTGGAAAGCCAATCTTTACCCGACCTGAAAAGCAAACGGGATTCTGCGCCGAAATGTCCAATTCAGGATCACCAGCGATCACATCCCAAGACGTTTGATTGATAACCAGCGTAAAAGACCCTGCCGCATCATTGCGATTGGCAATCGTCATCGGAACAGGTGTCGGCGGTGGGGAATAGTCCGATATATCGAAAGTCAACCCGTTGCGGGTATCCTGCAAATTTTCGATTTGTCGGCGCACGATTTGGGCGCTGATGGTTGCGCCCGTCAAATTTACCGGCTCATTGATGGAATTGGTAAAAACCAAATTCCAATAGGTTTTTTGCTGGTACACCAATTCGCCAGCGATGATCGGGTTATCAAAGCCCGAAACCTGAATCAGCGTATTTTTATTGAAGACCGCCAAGATGTTCCCCTGTTCTCGGGTTGTAACGCGCCCCGACTGCTGTCAGGGGAACGGCTCTTGTCTTGTGCTTTAATTTTAATTCATTGTTGAGTTTTTGGGTATTTGTTTTTGACTAGTTCAATTTGTTGCTTCCAATAATCAAAACCTTTATGAAACAACATATCCATCTGCTCGTTCAAATTTGGATATTCAATCATTCTTTTTTCTTGATAAGTTAACGCATTGAAAGCCGCTTGTTGTTTTTGCGCTCGGATTGCGTCGGCTTCTTCCTGTGTGATGGGAGTTTTGTCGCCAATCAAGTCGTCTTGCGAGCCATCAAGCTCGTAGGCAAATATTTCGTTACTAGCGTTTTTAAACAATTTCATGTTGTACCCCTATTAGCGAAGTTCTGCCCAAGTATCCAAAGCAGCGCCCTGTAGGTTTGTGGCGCTATATGTTGCACCGTTGGGCACAATTGCGGTGATTGTGGAGTTCATGACCGCGCTAGAAACCGCAGAGACGCCCTGGGTACCAATTTTCACCCCGCCTATAGTCATGTAAAACGTGCCGCTGTTGGGTGAACCTTGCGTAGACACAGACACCATAATTGGTTTGCCGGTTGTATTTGTATACGAAGTGCCAAGTACGCGGCTGGCGATAACGTCTTGCCAAGTCTGACTAAGCCCCAGACCCATATTCTGCACATACGCCGTGGTGGCAAGCTTGGTGCTATTGTCGCCGTTGGCTTGAGTTGTTCCCGTCGCAGTAGATGAAATTGTCGTTGAAACAGTTGTTGCTGTCGCCGCTGTTGTTGCTGTCGCCGCTGTTGTTGCGCTGTTTGCATTTCCGCTTATGTCAATATTCCAAGTCCCCGACGCGCCTACGCCGCTTCTAGATGGTACGTCAAGATTTGCTCTTGCGTTTGTTTGATTTGATGCCCCTGTTCCTCCATTACTAACTGGCACAGCATTTACAAGGCCATCAGTTGCATCAAGCTGGCCTGATGTATTTAGGTTGTTTGCAAGCTGTGAAAGGTTATAGGCTTGTGTCATGTTTTTTCCTTACGCTGCGCCATCTCGGGCAAAGGTTTGCTGATTTAACAAAGTAAAGTTGTTATTGATTGCGTTTGTCAGGTTGTATCCCGCGCTTGTGGCTGTGTAATCATAAGCACTGCCTTTCGCAAACAATGCGCCATTTGCATAAAGCTGCATAGACAATGGGTTATTTGAAAACGTATAAGACAACGCTCCATTGGTTGAATAAGCTACAGTATTTGTTATATTAGAAGCAGGCACACCAAGGTTATTGGACGCCATCTGAATGAAAATAAGTCGCCCGGTTAAATTAGCAGGAAAGCCGCCAATTGTAGGCGGTGTAAAATCATAATCAATTTCATTTAGCGATGCGCCATTAACGAATATCAATTCATACCCGTTTTTAATTGTCATTTCTGTTGGCGTATAACTTGATACGTTTGTCAGGTCAGTTTCAACTCGGCTAAATGGCCGGTATGCAATACCTGCTGCTCGATATCTATATATTTGCATTCCAGCAGTTACACCGGCAATAGTGGTTGTAAATGTAATTGTTTTGGTAGATGTGTTAACCGTTGAAACTGTGTATTGTGTCGGCGATCCAGTATTGGCAAAAGTAATAATATTGCCAGCTTCAATCAATTGGTAAGGCGCATCCACATATACAACGCTGCTGCTACCCGCGCTACTGACTGTTGTTTCTAATGGTTCATAATATGCGTCAGTGCTAACTGCTCGCATATTTAAAACTTCCACAATTTCGCCAGCCGCGCAAGCATTGTTCATAACAACTGTGCTAGTTGTCTCGGTGTATTCAGTAATGCTAAGCAAAACACCATTACGAAATACAAAAATATTTCCGATTGCATGAGTAACAGAAAAACTTGTTTGTCCTGCCGTTGCTGTAAATATTGACTCTGTAAAATAAAACGCATCTGGCTGAGTAAATCCAACCACTCGACCATAAATGTCAATTGTTAATGTTGCGGCATTAAAAGTTTTGCTATAAACACCGGCCCCGAAATTTAAGAACTTTTCAAGCGAAACAATCATTGATCCGCTGGTGTTATTAGTAACGCTCAAAAGTCCATCTGCACTACTAATTGATGTTGAACCAACCCTAGTAAGCTGTCCTGTTCTTGCGTCTAGATCAATGTAATTATTTCCATCTTGCAAACCAGACCAGATTGACGCATCAAATTTAGTTGTATCTGTTGGCACAAATGTGCCTGTCTGATTTGACTGCGCCGCATTGCCTACATCGAAACTAAATTTACGGCTTGTCCTATTTGCAAACAACAAATAATTGCTTGACCCGAAATTGCTGCTGGCTTGATACCATGTGTATTCACTTGCGCCGCCGCCCGGTGGGTTTGCTGTGGTGTTGTTGTACAAGCCAAAATAAGCCTTGTTCCTTGGGTTGGCGCTAAACCCTACGGTTCCTGTCGCATTGTCAGCATACGCTACGGCGATGTAGCGCCCCGTGAATTGGAAAGTCATTGGTCGCCATGCGTATACGCTAGACGCTGCGCTAAACGCACTGCTGCCCAACGCATTGACCATGCGAACAAAAAAGTACCAATCACCCTGCGGTATCTCGGTCAGCGTTACAACGCCCATGCTTGCGCCTGGGATGAACGGATTGCCGCCAGGATTAACTGCTGTTGTACCGGCAAAGATTCGCTGTGCATCTGTCGGCGTAGCAAAGGCTGAATACCAAACTTCAGCATATTGACTAATGCCAGCAGATGCCGCCGTCACAGCAACGCCAAAAGAAGGCACAGCAGCGCTTGGTTGACTTGATGTAATGGTCGGCGGGGTAATGCTGCCAAAGCCCAATGGAGAGCCAATACCGCTGTTTGGCGATGGCGTAAATTGCGTTACGTTTGCATCATCAAACACTGTTGGGTTAAATTCCATCAAGGTCAGATTAGCCGTGATAGATCCGTCTGAGCCGTATTGTTCAACTACCTGGGCAATCCTAAACAGCTTTGCCACCCAGCCATAATTTGCATTAGTGATGGTGACAATATCGCCTGCCTCAAGCTGCAAGCCTGAGTAATTGATATTTACTTTGATCTGCAAATCTTCCCGAGCAGCTTCAAGCAAACGATTGGCAATAAATTGCGCCCTAACGCTGTTGTTTACCAACCCTAGGTTTACCGTTTGTTTGTTGATTGGCTCATTGGGATAAAGCAGGCCAGGATTAATAACAGCCAAGTTATACAAGGCTGTATTGAAAGAATCTTGGTTTGTTCCGTCCGGAAATTTAACTTCAATGATGTTATAGCTGGCCGACAAATCAATGGGGCTAATCTGAATAGCAGATACCATCCGAGAATCGTCAATTGCCATCGCCACGCTATAGGTAAACGATTGAACGATAACACCCCACTTGGCGGTGATTTCGTTGTAACGAATTAAGCAATCACAGCAAGACGCCATTGCTTGTATGTTATCCATCACCGAAACGTCAGTGCTTAATGCTCCATCAAACTTAAACCTTGATTGATAAGACGTAGTGCCTGAATAAGTTGTGTAAGGCACTACCGTATCGCTGTAAGCATTTAATGCCGTTAGGCTTGTAGCGTCAATCTGAGACGTTGTAAGCGCAGCACCATATCGAGTGGACTGCAAATAATCCGACAGGCAATCGCCGGGTTTTGTGCGGCTATTAGTAACTTGAAACCTAGTCTGCTGAATGCCGGTCAGGTTTGCCGTTTGACTATAGGTAATTTCAACAATAGCAAATGCCACGTTGGTCATGAGTTTGGTTGCATCCCATTGATACACCAAATCCCCATTGCTCATGATTTGGATAGCCGTCTGAGAAGTGTTTACCCCAGATGATGATCCATTGCGGAACAGATAAATGTTTAGCTTACCGGAAACGGTGTAGTCAGTAACGCCTGTAGATTCGTCTAGCAGGCCAATTACTTTATATTGATCTACGCCATCAAAAATGCATCGCTTACCGCCCCAATAAATAGTGCCAAAACTTATTGTGTCAGGTGTTTGCCCTGGCTCTGTATTAGTCACTTCGCATAGCGTCATGACGTAATACAGGCGCTGATTATTTGACGTAATGCTTAAATCGGTAATGATGCCGCCAAGGTAAGCAGTGCCATAAACCACCGGGACTTTGTTATCGCCTGAAGGTGGAACTTGAACCGGATTGCCTACATTGGCGTTTGATGTTGCATCCGTTGTTCCAAAACCTTTAGGCGCAAATGCTTTGCTAATAATCGCCGATGCAATCATGTTGATTGCAAATGCTGTGGCCGCTGCCGCAAACGAACCGGCAACCATCCCCAATACTTGAACCGCAATAATTGTTCCCGGCATTACATCACCCAGAATTCTTCAAGTTTTTTAAAGCCGAAACGGTCATATTTCAAATCAGGGCTGTTGACCATTTTGCTGATAAAGCAGTTAACAATCCTTCCAGCTTCCCGCATCTTAATCGCTTCATCTAAATATTGGCGCAAAAGCCTATAGCCTGTTGTGCCGCCCCTGACTTTTTCATCTACCCAATACGCAAATTCCGTCAGCATTAAATGCTTAGGAGACCAGATAGAAGGCATCACGCCAGCGATCAAAACGCCCACGATGCGGCTTTCATGATCGGCCACAAGCACTACCCCTTGCCCAGCCATTAGATGCGTCAGCAGCGTTTTAATGTGTTCCGCATCATCAGCATCAGCTAAGAACCCATAAGGCATATGGGAACGGTAATCCCGCAACCTGTCTAGGATTTGCTCAATATCAAATGGCGATGCATTACGAATTAGGGGGCGCATCTTTGCCAAATTGATAGTTGATTGTTTGAATGTACGGAACCCGATTCATGCTGGTATCCGTGCTGTTGTAAAACTGCCAGCTTGAATTGTTTGTGTATCGGCCTGCTATTCGGTTTTGCAAGATAAGCTGAATAGATGATGCCGAAACGCTAATTGTTCCAACATACATACGAGCATCTTCCATCCATTGCTCGCCAATAGAAAACGATGTAATGATGCCCGTAAAATATTTGTACAAACCTCCAGTGCCGCCGCTTGTAATCAACGCGCCATTGGTATCAAAAAATCCATGCCATAGCTCAATGTTTGAGCCTTTAATGTTTTGCCCCAAAACAAAACCAAGCATTGCTGTGTCAATGCCTGATAAGGTTACTGTGGTGTCATTAGCTGTTGATTTAATATCTCGCTGAACTTGACCAATCGCTAGCAATGTTCCAACAGCTTGAAATGGGTTCCCGTCTACTGCCCCAACAGTAATATTCGATGGGGCTGTAGTCATCAAGTAAGTAGCGCCTACGGTGGTGATCCGCAGGAAATCAGCAATACGAATATTGCTAGTGCCTTCAACTGGTGGAATCACATTCATAGCACTTGCTCCAAGGCTTTGAATGAACCCGACCAATTAATAAACGAATCATTGGTGATCGGCACAAGGCTATATGTTGGATACTCGCGCAGCACTACAGGAAAGGTAACGCCTGTGTATGTTGTGCCGCCCATTGCTATGGTCGTTCCAAATTCGCCAGCCACAGCATTAACCGAACTTGTCAAAGCGGAAATCAAATTGCGATGCACAGGCACAACAACTGTGCTATCCGTGCCTCGCAAAACATCTGCCGTTACTATGTACGAATACAAACCAACTTGTACAAAATCTCCAACTTTGAACAAATATGCAGTTGACGAAATAGCTGGCAATGATCCAAGCACTAGCGTTTTATTTGAACTTGCCGTTAACCATAGACAAGTGCTAATTTGTACGCTTGTCATATCGCCTTGATATTTAACGTAATTGAGCCATCCGGTTTGCCCAAAATTTAAATATTGCGTAAGTGATTTGTCCGGTATTCGCAAGCTATTTAGTGTTGTCCTGTTTTGCGAATACAGCAGGTAATTCATTGGGCGCAATTCAAACTCAAATGGCACCACAGTCATAATTTCAGACGTAACCAGTTTTTGGTTACGGCTCAAGGTCTGACCTACAAACCGTTGATCGTTAATGCCAACGGATTCACAGACGGACAATATTGTTTGTAGGCTCATGTTATCGGCTCACAGGTAAAGACCGCTGTGCGCTTTGATTAGCGGCCCAAACAGCCTGTTTATTTTGCGCCAAGAATTGAATGCCTGATTGTGTATCAATTGCGCTCATCTGTTGAATGAATGGCCCGTTATAGTTGATCGTCTGACCGCCACCCATCACACCGGCAAGCTGATTTGTAGGCACGATTGCGCCGCTGCGATTGGGCACAAACAATTCAGGGCCGCGCTCGCCGACAAGATACGGGGAGCCGCCAGAAACCGGCCCACCTTCTGCCCTTGCTGCTAGAAATTGATTAAACCCAGCAGGCAACGCTTCAGCCGCCATACCTGGGCCTACTGTTGGGCCTGTCATCATGCCGCTAATCATCCTAGAAAACAACGCCGTAGCCTGCGCCCTAAGTTGAATAGCAATCAGATCGCTAATAATGCTTCTAGCCAAATCTTTAAATGACAGTTTGCCGGTGCGTACAAACTGCGTCAAAGCATTGGACATACTACCCATCATTGAATCAAACGCTTGCCGCCCATAATCAAACGCCGATGTAGCGTTTTGGGCTGATTGAATCATTGCTGTGAAAAAGCCTTCCGCAAAGGTTGCGTTTTGCATCTTTTCGGCAAGTGCCAATCTTTGTTTGGCTAAATCAAATTCAGCTTCAGTAAGCGTTTTCAATCGAGCCATTGCAGCAATCTTTGCTTCAAAGGTCAAAGCATCGTTATCCCTGATTTGTTTTGCGGCATCTTCATATCTAAATTGTGCCTGCAAAATTTCTTGGGCAAACTGATATTCCCTTGCTTTCATCAGCAAGCCTTTATCGGTAAGATCAAGCATTATTTTTTGCCGATCAATACCTTTCATTTCTTGAGCTTGTCGATCTTTTAAATCAAGTTCAGCTTTTTGCCTTGAATCTTCTAACTCAAATTGCGCCCTTCTTGCAGCTTCTCTTTCGTCTTCGCCTGCTTGTATACCTTCAACAATTGCTTTATTAATTAATTGTTTGCGTTTTAATTCTTCTTCATCGGCTTTTCGCTGTTCTTCTATAACTTCGGCATTTTCTTTGGCAACAGCTTCAAGCGCTCTTTGACGCAAGTTATATATACGCAAATAATCGTCTAATTCTTTTTTTCTTTTTGCTTCGGCTTCTTTATCAATTCCAGGCTTTACTATTCGAGCAGCAGGCTTAGCCCGATTTGCAAACATTGAATCTTGTTCTTCAGCGCTTAAGCCTGGAAGCACAGGTTCTTTTCCTGCGCCTTCCCGCCTAAACCCACCACGGCTGAAAGCCAAATCGTATTGTTTAGCAACTTTTGCTAATTCAGCGCCGTTAACTTTTAAAGCGTCAGTTAATTTATCAAACCAATCAATCGCCGATTTAATGCCTGGGCCAATAGTTGCCGCAAACGATTCCATTGCCCTGCGGCTTCTTTCGGCAAGCATATCGTATGCGTCAGCAGCCGCTTTAATTCCTTCTTCATGCTCTTTAGATAGCGTTGTTGCCTTGCTTAGTTCTTCATTGAACCCAACAAAATCAACGCCTTTGCCAGCTTTTCCAAAAACCTCCATTCCCTTGGCATTTCTGGTCAAGGCATCGTCCATTTGAGCGATGCCAGCCGCTGCTTTCCTGAACAATTCATCCATGCTCAGGGTTTTTAAATCGCCAACAGATATTCCTAACCCTTTTAGCGTTTTTTGCGCTTCAAAAGATCCTTCAGCAGCTTTATCTATGTATTGTGTAAAACTAGCCAGCAGCTTAGATGCATTACCCGCCTCGCCGCCGCTTTTTGCTAGCGCATCGCGCAATTGGATAACGGATGCAATCGCTACATCATTTGCTTTTGCTACGTCTGAAAGCTCGTCGGCATATTGCATTGCGGCAGATGCAGCCGCCACCAAAGCAGCACCCGCCACGGTGCCATACGTTTTTGCCTTAGCCGCAAACTGCTCTAATTTTTTTGAAGCACCATCAATCCCGCGAGAAAATTCCGCGCTGTCTAGACCAAGGGTAACGCCAAGCCTGCCGACAAAATTTGTCATGATTTAAACCGATCTTGCGAGAATCCTGGGGCCATCATCATGTAAGTTTTGAGCGCATTATTAGATGCTTCCTTTTGCTGCTCAGGTGTCAATGGCGGCACTATGTAATCATACGCCTGACCCAAAATTCTGGATAGCTTGTAATCAGGCGCATTAGCTGGGCGTATATAGTTAAATACCCCGGCTGTTAACTGGCCTAAAACGGTCATCATGCCTTGATTGCCTATTAGACCATCCGAATACATTGTTTGGATTTGAAGCATTGTCATCTCATCCAATTGCGCCAATGTATCGTGAGTATGCCCATTAAAGATCATGGCGCATTCAACTTGCGTCCTTAATGAGCCTATTAGTTTCCCCGTGTTTCCTTGTAACCTGGGCTGATGGCTTCGGAAATCTTTTCAATCAAAGCAATTTGAACTGTCCACGGGAATTCGGCTTCCACTTCCTCATAGGTCAAATCATCAAGGCTCAAATCTGGCTGCTCAGGAATCAGCAGCTTTATATATTCCACCACTCGGTTTTCGGTGATGGCTTTATTTTTAGCCGCCTCGCGCATAGACCGACCTTTAACCAGAATATCGTTTTTTTGATATTCAATTTCGTTATCAGTGTTTTGGTCTTTGAGCGCCATTAGCGGCTCTGACAATGTTTTGTAGATGCGCTCGATGTGAGCTTCATCCGGGTTATTGACCTTTTGATAAATCTGGTCTGATTCGGCTACAAACGGAATCCTGACCTTGAATGTATGACCGCCCAATTCAAAAGAACGGGTGAAAATGTTTGTGCGTTTTGCTTGATATTTTTCGCCAAGGATGTTTGATAGTTTTGTCATGTTTTATCGTTTACTGCGGAATTCGTTGATTCGTCTTGCAAGTATTAAAGCTAATCTGTTTACTGTTGATTGTGCGTTTGCCTCCAATGCTGGCCTTAAATAACCTGGCCTTGGTTTTCCTGCCGTTCCAAACTCTTGTGCTATTGCCCTTGCATCTGATTCAACGCCCATAAAAGCGTTGGCATTTTCAAACCCTAATTTTTTCAACTTTCGCCTAGCCCTGAGCAAACCTTTGCCTTCGCTCATGCTGGCTAATTTTTTTGCTGATGCTGTTGTGATTGCACCAATTACCGTATCGGTTTGGGTGATGTATTTGCTACGCCTGTCTCTTGCTGTCGGTCTACGGGCCTCTACTTGCAAAGACAACGCCAAACCGCCAGTGTCTTTTGGTGCGTTTGCTATGGCCTGCATTAGCACAGGTTGTAGCGATTCCCGCACAGCAGGCACAAGCACACGCTTGGCGCTTTCCTTTTGCCCGAAATCTGCTTCTAGTTGGCGCAATGCTTTATCCACCTCGCCAAGACCTTCCAGCTTGATGGTTACAGCCATGCTATGCCCCAGGCTTGATAATGCGGTGAAATATTTCGTTGTTTAGCTCTTTGACATAGCTAACAACTTCAGCAGGTGTCATTGTGTCGGCATGACGGGCCGCTATTTGATGAGCAAGGTTAACGCCGGTCATTCGCTGTTGGAAATAACCAAACCATTGCTTTCCGTCCTTTTCGGCCTGAGCAGCCAAGAAGGTTAGCAGGTCATCGCTGCTTTTTATGTCGTGTTGAATCATATCTTGTAAGCGCCCCACCCATCAGGGCAGGGCGCACACCGCTTAGGTGTTGTTTGACCAGCCGTAGCTGTTGCCGCCAACCGGATGCAGCGTAAAGATGAACTTGGATTCTGCTGCGGTGTTCAGATCCCAAGACATACCGCCCACGCGAGCATTGAAGGCATAAGCCACGGTGTTTGTTCCGTCATAGACTGCAACCACATAGGTGCGAATCACCGAGCCGCTGTAGCCGTCAGCACGGATCAAAAGCTGCGTAGTATCGGCGCTGTTCCAAGGAGCGGTGATGGTCATGCTAGTGACCTGATTCTGCGTAGTGATCTTAGCGCCTGTACGGGCACCGGCAATTGAGTAAGCAGCCATCGCATCATCCGCGCCAAAAGGCGGAATTACCTCAACCGGAACTTGTGCGCCGGTTGTGCCAGTACCACCAGCAGAGGTGCCAACAATAGCGGCAACTTGCGCTGTCCAAGTGCTAAGCTGTGCATCGGTCAAAGGTGTGGGATTTGCTCCGGTTTGGCACCACAGGGTTGCCACATAACCCGGCATAACTTTATTGATAAGAGCCATGATTTTTCCTTTACAAAGGGTTGGTGAAAATTAGTGTCTTATCAGTTTGGAATATACATGGTGGCATCAATTACCACTTGAGCCAGATTTTCGTCGTTGTTGTATGTGTTGTAAAGCCAACTCAAATCCAATTTAGCAACGAAAAAACCGCCTGACGCTGGATTGCCAAACATACCGCTATACCCGTGCATAGCTTGCATGATTTGATTAGACACCGTAAAACCGTCTTCTATTTTTTGTGTGAAAACGGATATTTGAAATATTGGTGTATCAATCCCTTTATTGCTTTGCGTTTGTCCTGTGTACACAGGCTGATGCACATTGCGTAGCATCCAAGTAACAAACTTGGGCTGTGTGGCAAAGTTGCGATTAAACGCCGCATATACCGGCACAGGCGTAACAACATTAGCCAGTTGATACTGAATTGCCTGCCCAACAATGACCGGATTTGTTTGAGACATTTACACCGCCGTAACAGGATCAGTCCGATAGCACAGCAATTTAACGCTCATCCGATCATTGGATTCCCGAGCGTCAGTAATTCGCCAATCATGACCGCGCCATGTTATTGAATAAAGATTCTGGTTATCGACAATCGTTTTAGCGTTTGGTGTGTAATGAATGGTGAAATTTACCAAGTCCTGATAAACCCGATATTTTTCGCTGATCCTCAAACTGTTTGCAACATCGCCAACAACAGCCCTTGTTGCAAACCATTTTGCTTGCGCTGTTTGTTGTTCACCAAATCCGTTTTCGGAAAACGTGAGATTGTTTATGTCGATATTTTCATATCGCTTGATAGACATTTACATCACCAACGGTTTGTAAGGGCGCAACAAAGTGGCAACACCAAACGGGATTTCCCTTAGCATTGCTTCTGTAGTGTTGCTTCGATTGTTGTACAGATGAACGAACAAAAGCAAACCAGCTTGCTGGATTACAGGATATGACGCCAAAGGATTTGCCGCTGTTGTATATTCGCAAAAGACAGGGCTTGTCATTGCGTTATTTAAATTGCTGGGCAGGCTTTGCAGCACAACTTTATTACCGCTGGCATCATAGTAATAAGTTGTTGGGTCAACCGTTATTAGCTGAGGAGGGGTATCGTCTGTCCAATATTTAACATGATTGACTGTTACACCCGACAGTTCACTGTTTGAATTTTGACTGACTTCTGGCAAATCTAGCGTTAGCGGTGTGCCATACAAAGAAGATGCGTTATACCAAACCCGGTACGACACCGGCAAAATGCTCATTCCCAAATAATCTTCAATGGCTTGCCGTGTTGCTATACCAAGGCTTTGAATGTAAGCGTCTTGCGATTCGTCATCGTAAAGATTGATTTGCTGCGTTAACTGTTCCAGCGTCAACCATGCGGTAACGCTGTCCCGGTTAATTTGCTCGACTTTCTCATAATTGAACGGATTGCGGGTAGGCGCACCGTAATTGAGATAACCGACCTGTTCATTAGGCATTTTGGCCCCTATTAGGCTGCGCTCATACGCACACCG